ATTTAGCGTTTAAAAACAAATAATATTATTTAATAAAATAATATTATAATGACTCTGGAACTTAGAAAATTTGATATGAAAAGTATCCAATTTAAACCAAATGAAAATAAAGGTCCTGTAGTAGTTTTAATTGGTAAGCGTGATACCGGGAAGTCGTTTTTAGTCAGAGATCTATTATGGTATCAGCAAGATATTCCGATTGGAACTGTAATATCAGGAACCGAAGAAGGTAACGGTTTTTACGGCAAAATGGTGCCGCGGTTGTTCATTCACAATGAATATAATTCAGCAATTATTGAGAACATCTTAAAGCGTCAGAGAACTGTATTGAAGCAAGTTAAAAAGGAGATGGAAACATATAAAAGATCAACTATTGACCCAAGAGCATTTGTTATATTAGATGATTGTTTGTACGACAATACATGGTCTCGCGATAAATTAATGCGATTACTTTTCATGAACGGGAGACACTGGAAAGTAATGTTAGTTATCACAATGCAGTACCCATTAGGTATTCCTCCCACACTGAGAACCAATATAGATTATGTTTTCATTCTTCGAGAGAATTACATTGCAAATAGAAAACGAATATATGAGAATTATGCTGGTATGTTTCCTACTTTTGAAGCCTTTTGTCAGGTAATGGATCAATGCACTGAAAATTATGAATGCCTTGTAATTAATAACAACTCTAAATCTAATAAGTTGAACGATCAAGTATTTTATTATAAAGCAGATAATCATAATGATTTCCGTCTTGGCTCAAAAGAATTCTGGGAATTATCAAAAGGAATGCCTGATGAAGACCAAGAAGAACAATATGACCCTGCCAAGAATAAAAAACGAGGAGCAGGACCAAGAATAAATGTTAAAAAAACTTCTAATTGGTAAAATGTTCAAAATATATAATACTATAATGACTATTATTATTGTAGTATTATTTTATAAAAATTACACTGTATTCGCACCAGTAGGATAGGACGAATCATATAAAATTCCACAAGTTCCACATACTTTAACTGGTTGATTATCTCCAGCACAAGCAGTTCCATCTTGAGGAGTTATATCCATTCCACAGGTGTCATCATCAGCATCTAAATTAGTAGTTTTTTGGCGCAATAATCTGATATAACCTGATTCTCCCCAAGAGGCAGACCAAGAATTTCTTATTAACCAATAATCTTGACCTGATGAATAATCTGTCCCATATCCTACAAGAACGACGGCATGATTAATATCAGGATTGGTTTGATTACATCCGTTAAAAATTCCTGAAGAATAGGAATGCCAAGAACTCGCATCCACTGAAACAGCAATTGGTCCAACAGTAGCAACAGCATACATCAATTGTTCGTAATTATTTTCTTCCAATTTAACATATCCTGAAATTGTAACTCTAGGTGTATCCGACGGTAAAGCACATATTGTTTCAATACCATAATACTCAGTATATGGAACTTGAAATTCGTCATATAATCCTTCCGAATTTGCAACATAGTCAAATGCTAGTTCTGCTGTTGCTCCTTGACAATTTCCTTTACCTCCACATTCTAGTGGATTAGGGGTGCAGGTAGCAATTTGTTGTGGTGATAAATCATATAATTTATTCGTATTTATAGCGACGTGTGATTCAATTACTGCTGTGGAAGCAAAAGCCCAGCAACTACCACAGCTGCCTTGTGATTTTACAGCTGTTACAACACCTTTAGTTCTCCAATCAACATTCTTGGGTAATAAATTTAAATCAATTGAACCTGTTTTAATATTTTTCATTTGTTTCATAGGAGTATGATATTGTTTAACGCCTTTAGAATATCCATAAAATTGTTTTCTTTCATCCGCAGTTAAAATTGTCATTGGGTTCATTGTTTCATTCCAACCTTTGTTAGCATTATTATGTGCTAAAATTCTTCTTTGCTCCTGTCTATATAACTCTTTTCTATATTGATAATGTATAGGTTCAATTTTTAATCCATAATGGGATATAAATTTATCAAAACAATTAGTTGGGTCAAACTCGGTTCCTACAGTTAAACCAAAAAATAGGGATAATTTTAAGAATGTATTAAGTAAATTCATGGTTTGTATATAATATTATATAACATTATTTTATATTATTATTTTATATAATATTATTTTGTATTATTATTTCTTATTAGCAAATGGTCCAGATTTTAATTGGCTTTGACCATAATCGCTCTTTCCTAAAACAATATTTTCTCCTTCGAATAACTCTCTACTAATATCAGCAGTCGAAATGTTTTCTTGTTCACCCAATGCAAACTCTTGAGTATTTGTATTATTAACACCAATCAAATTACCATTTTCATCAATTGTCTGAGATAAGGTGTTACCTGACTTTTCAGCCTTCTTAATATTCTCTTGAATTGCCTGTTGTTTAGTTTCCTTCACGCGTTGTTCAAAAGCAGCCTTTGCATTCGCCTCATTTTTTTGTTTCTCATGCATCAACTGATTAAGTTCCTCTTCCATATATTCAACACGACCCGTCTTATAAGCTTCTGGATCCCATGGCATCCATAGTCCAACAGGTCCAACCATAATATCATGATTAGGATCGATTTCTCTTAGCATCTTACATCTTAACTCTGCTTCTTGTTCAGTAGGATAAACTCCTCTAACCTTTAAACCTCTTGTACTTGTTTGGAAATTATGTTCAACATCAAACTTCTTTTGTAGTTCCTCCTCGTGATTATCCAGATATGTTTTATAATCATCTGATAAATTGGATTTAGATAAATTAGCCTTTTCTTCTTGGACGAAATCCTTAAAATCCTTATTTAAATCTTCAAATGATATATTGTATTTGTATGAAATAAAATTAATAAATTGTAAAAATTTTTCCATAGATTTGTTAAATTCCCAGTTCTTTAGGAATTCTTCGAAATAGAAAATTTCTTTTTCTTTAAGGATTTTTTCAGGAGAAATAAAAGACATACATACGAATTTTTGACCAGCAATTGGCTTATCTTCTTCCAATAAATCAACATATTTAGAATTTGCATTGCCATTATTCATTTTTCTCTCAAACCCAGTTTTCTTAGATTGCTTGCTTTTAGAACGATCCATTTTAAATAATTTAATTATTTATTTTTAAGTTATTTAGCGCACAAATTATTTTTTCTTAACATTTAATATAATGGACGGAGTAATTAATGTTGGAGAACTTGTTAAGAGAATTATCAAGTATCTTGTTGAAGGTTTGATGGTTGCTATTGCAGCTTATGCTATTCCTAAACGTTCCTTGAATATTGAAGAAATCGTATTGATTGCATTGACTGCCGCTGCTACATTTAGTATTCTTGATACTTATGTACCAACAATGGGAACAAGTGCACGTTCTGGAACAGGGTTAGGTATTGGTTTGAATTTAGTAAAATTTCCTGGGGGATTTTAAACCATAATGGTAAGGCGTTTTAATTAATTTTATAAAAATATAAAAATTATGCTTTTATGAAAATAACTTAAACATATAATTCTAATTATATGTAAAAATGAGATACAATAGTAATACACTAATAACATATTGCAATGAATATAATATATCCCTCTCAAATGATTACACAAATACAAATATAACAAGAGAAAGTTATATTCAATACAAATGTATTAAATGTACTGGAGAGCACAATAAAACTTTTAGGCAATATATTTAAAATCTAATAATAATATATTATGGTAAAAACACGACATACAAGACATAAAAGACATCAAACGCGTAATATGAAGGGTGGGTCCCTATCTCAAGAAGATATAAGAGAATTGAGAGAAGAAGGTTTTACAACAAATCAAACTGACAGCCTACAAGATTTAGGCGTTTCTTTAAATAATATAATGCAAAGGGTTAATAGAATTAGGAATGATCCTAGTTTTCGCGGTGATCCAGATTATATGACTGAACAAGTTATGGTTGAAGTATTAAATGAAAATATTTTTGATAGTTCAGCTAATCAATTAGCGGCTATTCCTCATGATCCAGATGACATCCATGATATAGATATTAGTGGGAGTTTAGACGACACAATTAGTTCTCAAGGAACAATGAATTTAAATGAACTAAATATAGGTAACAGAAGCAATGATTCAGGTTACACGACCAGTGAAGATAGATCATTTGATGAATTTGGTGGTAAAAAGCGTAGAAGATTTTCTAGGAAAAATTCTAGGAAAAATTCTAAAAAAAATTCTAGAAAAAATACTACAAACAAAAGAAGAAGACCTAACAGAAATAATAAAAGCAAACCAAATCTTAAGGGTGGAATGTGTTTCGGTAGAGGTGTAGGTGCAAATAGTTATGATCCAAATTACTCTATTTATAATACTAATATGTTAAACCTTTTCCCATACAAACCTTAAGTTTTTATACAATAAAATATATAGTATTATATTGTATAAAATTCAAATAGTAGTCTATAGTCTATATAGAATAGTTAATTTCATTGTTTATTATACAGTTGGTATAAATTCCCAATCTAATTCAGCGCAAATTTTTTTCCATATTACATCTTGTTCCATACGTTTTTCTGGATCCTTTAACATTGGAAAATGCTCTAGGTATTGATCTTCACCTAAAAGCTCG